GTTAATATACTTTACCAAAACACCTTTTACTTATGCGCTTACTACTTGATCTAAAATAGTAATTTTATAAACGCTTATAAAAGGAGAAAATAAAATATAAAATTATAAAACTATATTTGAACCAAAACTTGGTTCATAATCGGAATCATCCGAATATAAATCTATCAAATATGCTTCGGGTAATTCCGTCAACTTCCAATTTCTACTAGAAAGACGGTTCTTAAAATCCTCTAGAAGAAAGTCTCTATCAGGGTGTAAGTAAATTTCGCGCTGGTAATTGTCGACTTTGGCTTTCATAACCAAATCAATATCTTTCGTGTAATCTACCCATGATAAACCTGACTGCAAGACTTCTAAATCTAAAGGACACACTATCTTCTCGAGAATGTTGTGATAAACAAATGATCTCTTAAGAAAAGTAATTTCTTCTATTGACTGAAAAGCTCTAGTAATAGGTTTTTTACTAGCATCTGTAAACCCCAGACCAAGAGATTCGAAAAAATCTCGCATAGTTATAGCATTCAAAACATCAGCATGTTTGAAAATTGCGTTTACCTTGTCATCTCCATATACGAAATCAACTACATCCTTACAAAAGTCGACTATAGTGGGTTTAACACCCTTGCACATCAACATTCTATAATACCAAGCTGCAGTATACATTCTATTAATTAAACTATTAAAGATCGCAGTCAAAAAGTGGCCCGATGCTAACGAATGCGTTGTCAAATATAGATCATCCAACATAATTACTAATGAATGAATTAAACATTCTAAAACAACAGCGGCGACTTTGGGCCTGCTACCTGTATATTTGCTCAAAATAACTTCAAACAAATCTCGCTGAAACTGAGGAACCATTCCCTTATCCCATTTCGCAACATCACCTGCAAAAATCTGTCCTTTAGCCATTCTACTATACATGCGCGGCCATTCTTTTATGGGATTTATTCCAACCATAACCATATTATAGTCTCTGTTTTTTAGCACTTGTTCAACAAATTTTCCAAAATATCTTTTAGCCAATATTTGTTGTATAATAGTGCCTACTCTAAAGGTGCGTGGATCTCCATTTTTAGAATTACTCCGCACTTCATCTTTA